GATAAACTAGATCCACCTCACGCAGATTGCGAAAATCTAGACGGATCTCCGCATCCGTATCCAAATAGACATTATAGTGTTTTGATCTATCTAAACAGCGATTACAAAGGCGGCCAAATATTCTTTCCAAACCAAAAAATTGAACCTAAGACTGTTCCAGGCACTCTTGTACAGTTCAAAGGAACAAAAGAGTATCTACACGGAGTTAGCGAAGTTACCAGTGGAGAAAGATATACAATAGTTTTATTTTTAACAAAAGATGATTAATGTACCTCAAAATAAAATACTAATAGTACCGGAAAATGATTTACATAAAAACGATTACTTAGAAATTGTAGAACCTCTCAAGGGTAAAAAAACTAGAAATTGGATCAACAAACACGTAGTACATTGTTTACCAGTAGTAATAGGCAATCAGTATGGATTTGCTATAAAAAGCACAACTAATTTTACTGCGATTTGGAATGGCGGCGATGCTCCTAATGATGTAATTATAGATAGTGAAGGTACAGATAAACAACATATTAGTGCGCATTTTGGTAGTGGGCTGATTACGTTACAAAATAGATTCACTTTTAAAACACCCAAAGGCATAAATTTGATGGTGATTAATCCGCCTAATTATTTTACACCTAATCTATCTAATATGACTGCTGTTGTAGAAACAGACAATCTACGCAGAGATTTTACATTTAATTTAAAAATATTAACTCCTAATGTAAAAGTAAATGTTAAAAAAGGTGATATAATCAGTGCAGTGTTACCAATACCTAGATATTTTGTAGATAATTTTGAAATTGATCTTGCTGAAAATTATAATGCAATTGAAGAAGTAAAAAACGAGCAACAAGAAATGATAAACGCAGGTAAAGAACGTAGCGGCCCTGACACGCAAAAACCTCACGGTGTTGGAAAAAGGTATTGGCGGGGAGAGGATACACAAGGTAACAAGTTTACTGATCACCAAAGAAATCTGTAGTCAGATCTTTCTTGACAAAAGCATTTTTTTGTTATATACTACTATAATCTTATAGGAGTGTCAATATGGACGAAAGATTAGAAAAAGCAATTGAATTTTCTAACTATATGGTTACATTAAATAACCAAAAGCGTTTACTGAAAGAGAAATATCTAGAAGATTTAATTTTCTTTTACAACGGATGTCAGTTTACTGTTACTAAAGAACTTATTAATTTTTGTAGTACTATGATAGCTTCTAAGCAAGATGAAATAATTTTAGTTGACGATAATAGTATACCTTTACAAATAGATAATATTGAAGAATTCAATTCTGGAATACTAGATACATATTTTAGCGCATCTAACAACTATTTTGTTGAATATCAAAATCTAAAAAAGAATAGATCTGTAGAAGGATTAGTGGGTTTAGAAATTGACTAAAGGGGCATTGTTAATTGCAAGAAATAATGATACTATTGATTATGTAAAACAGGCAGTTTTCCTTGCAAATAGAATTAAAAAATATCTTAATATACCTGTAAGTATTATTACAGACAGTGTCTTGTATCTTGAAGAACAGTTTCCTGAAGATACTTTTGATAATATTATAAAAATAGACTATCGAGACGATGGACCTAACAAACGTGATTATTATGATGGCACTCTTACTAGCAAAAAATTAAATTTTAAAAATAACTATAGAGTAGATGCGTATGACTTATCTCCATATGAAGAAACTTTGTTGTTAGACACAGACTACATTATTTCTAATAGTCTACTTGCAAATTGTTTTGATTCACCAAATGATTTACAAATGTTTAGAAAATCCGATGACATAGCAAAAGTAAGAGATGAAAGAGAGTTTGATCATATAAGCGACTACAGTATAGATTTTTATTGGGCTACAGTTGTATTTTTTAGAAAAACTAAATTAAACAAAATATATTTTGATTTAATAAAACACATACAGGAAAATTGGAATCATTATTGTACAGTGTATCAACTAGCAAGCACATTATTTAGAAATGATTTTGCTTTTAGCATTGCTGGACATATAATGAACGGATTTTCTAAAGGTAGCTTTATTTCTGAACTTCCTGGTAGACATTTATATACAACAGACAGAGACATTTTATGGAAACTAAATGAAACTGAATTTATTTTTTTAGTAGAAAAAGACAAATATGTTGGAGAATATACTCCTTTGCGTACTAAAGGACAAAGTATACACGTAATGAACAAATTTAGTCTTAACAGGATAATTGACGAGGTAGGCTATGACTAAAGGTATTGTTGTTCTTGCGCAAAATAACGAAAAAGTTGATTATGTTCAACAGGCTTGTTTGTTAGCACTAAGTCTAAAAAAACATAATCCTGAAGAGCTTATCAGTATAATTACAGATGATGCTGTACCTGCAAAATATGTTGATCTGTTCGACAATATTATTCCTATCATATGGAACGATGATGCAGTTGATTTTGAGTGGAAAATTCAAAACCGATGGAAAATTTACCATATGTCACCGTACGATAAAACCATTGTTCTTGATACTGATATTTTAATATTACAAAACATATCTAGTTGGTGGAATTTTCTTGATAATTACGAAATGTTTTTTACAAACAAAGTGTATACTTATAGAGGAACACTAATAGAAAATGATTATTATAGGAAAACTTTTACTTCTAATAATCTACCAAATTTATATAGTGGCTTTCATTATTTTGAAAAAGGAGAATTTGCACACAAATTTTACAAGTGGCTAGAATTTGTAGTTCAAAATTGGCAAAAATTTTACGAAATTTTTCTAAAAGATAACAGACCTTCTTGGTGTAGTATAGACGTTTGTAGTGCAATTGTAACTATAATCCTAGATTGTGAAGACAAAATTACAAATAAAGTTGCTAGTTTTCCTAATTTTGTGCATATGAAGTCCCAGATACAAGATTGGCTTAAACCAAAATCAAACTGGCAAGATTGTGTAGATGTATATATGAATCAAAAAGGACAATTAAAAATTGGTAATTTCCAACAGACTGGTATTTTACACTATACAGAAAAAGATTTTGTAAAACCTTATATGTTGAATACATATATGGAGAACATAAAATGATAAACAACCTACAAAAGTTTATTAAGAATTTAGAAGTATCAAAAAGTAATGTTGGTATGCACGTTTATTTTGATCCTGATAATGGTAAAATTATAAAAATATGCAATCAAGAAGAAGAAACTCCTGGTTATCATTCAATATATGTAAACTATGACGATGTCAAAGACATTCAAAAAGGCCTGCGTAGATTAGATGATTTTATAGTTACGTTTAATCCTATTGAAAATAGATTAGAAGTTACAGATCAAATCGAAAAAATAAAGATTCCTAATGTTAGAGATAGATTGTACAATATACCACAAAATATTCCTGATGCTGATCTAACAGTATCCAATTACAAAGATGAATGGTATATTTACTTAGACCAAGATAAAAGATTAGAACAGCTAGAATTAGAGAGTAAATTTGTATTTGATTTGGTTATGAATTTTAGTATTACAGACAAAAATGATCCTAATGTTCTACATAACACAATTAAGATTGGTTATCAATCTTTACTGTATGAAGAAAGGGTAAATGTTACAGATCAAGTAGATGGTAATATAAATCCAAGAGACGTAAGCATTTATACCGCTAAGTATTTTGACAAGTATAATTTTGAAGTGAGACAATGACAAAATTTAAAGTATTAGACTATGATATCATATATCTTTCATATGATGAACCTAACGCTGAAAAAAACTACGCAGACCTGTGTTCAAAGGTTCCGTGGGCTAAACGTGTACACGGAGTTAAAGGATCGGACGCAGCACACAAAGCCTGTGCAGAGTTATCAGAAACAGATAGATTTATTACTGTAGATGGTGATAACATAATACGACAAGATTTTTTGAATCAAACTATAGACTTTGATGAAAACAAAGATTTATCTAATTGTGTCATAAGCTGGTCAGGCAACAATATAATTAATGGACTTATATACGGTAATGGTGGATTAAAGTGCTGGCCTAAAGACTATGTGCTTAAAATGAGAACACACGAAAATGCAGATCCTAATAATAAACACGCACAGGTAGACTTTTGTTGGGATGTTCAATATATTCAAATGGAGGGAACATATTGTGATGTGCATAATAATGCTACTCCACATCAGGCCTGGAGAGCTGGTTTCCGAGAAGGTGTTAAAATGGCACTTGATAGAGGCATAAGAGTAGGTATTGAAGAATTTTATAAAAATCATTGGAAAAACTTGCACAGGTTGTATATTTGGCTAATGGTAGGTGCTGACGTAGAAAACGGATTATGGGCAGTTTATGGTGCAAGAGAAGGGTTGTACAAAACAATGTGTACAGACTGGGATTATGTAAATGTGCGTGACTTTGAGTATTTAAACGAGCATTGGGATAAAATTAGTAAAGATATTACAGAAGAAAATATAAACGATGAAATAGAAAAATTAGGTAATGAGCTTATAGAGGAATTAAATATTCCTATCGCTACACAACCTTTAAGTGGTGCGCATAGTAAATTTTTTAAGGAAATCTATCAAAATCCTATGAGAGTATCAAATAGATTTTTGGAAAAAGAATGACAGAAAATCAAAAAGGCGATGTAGTTAAAAAAGATGGAACTAGTACAGCTTACAAAAGTGTTTATTTTGAAGACATTAAGTTGCTGCAAGATAAACTTAACGGTATAAGTCCTAGTTTTTGTTTAGCCAAATGGTTTAATGTAAGTATACATATACCAACAGGAAGAACACACAGTTGCTATCATCCGCAAAGCCATCATATTCCTTTAAAAGAATTAGAACAAAATCCAAGTGCTTTGCATAATACAAAATATAAAAAAGAGCAAAGACAAAAAATGCTCAATGGTGAACGACCAAAAGAATGCGAATTTTGTTGGGCCATAGAAGATCAAGGTAACATTAGTGATAGAGCATATCGTAGTCTTGATGTTATTGAAGACGGTATATTTGAAGAAGCATTAAAACAAGGTGCAACAGGAGATCCTGTTCCCCGTTATGTAGAAGTAAACTTTAATCAGGCTTGCAATTTTAAGTGTGCATATTGTAGTCCACATCTATCTACAGAATGGCATAAAGAAGTAAAAAAATATGGCGCATATAAATTAGATACAAAGGAACACAACCATCCACATTTTGTAGATAGTTTAGGAATAGACAATAGTCCTAATAATCCTTATGTAGAAGCTTTTTGGAAATGGTTTCCTAATGTATATTCTAGATTACATCATTTTAGAATGACAGGCGGCGAACCGTTAATGGATAAAAATACATTTAAGGTTTTTGATTATGTAAAAAGTAATCCAAATCCTAACCTGCATCTTAGTATTACAAGTAATTGCTGTCCTCCTAAAGGACAATGGCAGAAATTTATAGACTCTCTTAAGGAGATTACAGATGCAGATGCTGTTGAACATTTTATGTTATTCTGTAGTTTGGATAGTTGGGGCGCACAAGCAGAATATATACGTAATGGATTGGATTTTGAAATACTATACAAAAATATTACACAATACTTAAAAGAAAGCAGCAAACACAGTTTAACTTTTATTGTTACTGCTAATTTGTTAAGTTTACCCAACTGGCTAGAATACATTAAAAATATACATCTTTTAAGAGAAAAATTTAACACTGACAGACAGTTAATTTGGTTTGATACACCGATGCTGCACGATCCTAAATGGATGAGTATGAAATTAGCTAGTGCAGAAATGTTACAACCGTTACTAGATAGCATAGAATTTATGGAAAGCCACAAAGAAACAGTGAATAATAGATATAAAGGATTTAAAGATTTTGAGGTTGATAAAGTCAAACGACTATATGAATGGGCCAAAGAACCGTTAAATATACAAGAAGAAATAACCGAAAAGAAAAATTTTGATTTATTTTTTAAACAACACGATGTACGTAGAGGTACAGATATACAAAAAACATTTCCCGAAATAGCTAATTTTATAAAGGAATGCGAGGATTATAATGCAAGACGTTAACACAGTAAAAAATACTAGAGATAGGCTGAATAAAATTGGATGCGGAATGTGTACACAAAAGTGGCTACACGAAACTTTATATCTGCACACGGGTGATAACCATAGTTGTTACCATCCTCGCCCTCACCATATTCCGTTACACGAAATTGAAAATGACCCGAGTGCATTACATAACACACAATGGAAAAAACAACAAAGAAAAACAATGCTAGAAGGCGGCCGCCCTGATGAATGTTACTATTGTTGGAATATAGAAGATTTAGATGGCGAACATTTATCAGATAGAATGTTACACAGTTCTAGTTCGTATGCTATCAATGAAATAGAAAATTTAGGGAAATTACCTTGGGATACTAATATAAATCCACGGTATTTAGAAGTTAGTTTTGGAAATGGATGTAATTATAGGTGTGGTTATTGTTGCCCTCAAGCAAGTACACTTTGGATGGATGAAATAAAAAAGCACGGCAATTATGATCTAACATATAACCAGTATGGTATTGAGTTTTTAGAACACGGAACATACTACGGGCCTAAAGACGACAATCCGTATGTAGAAGCATTTTGGAAATGGTGGCCGAGTCTCCGCAAAGACTTATGGACATTGCGTATTACTGGCGGCGAGCCTTTAATGAATCCTGGTGCTATGCAATTTTTTGATTTGTTAGAAGAGGAACCTGCCCCGCAACTTGAGATCAGTATTAATAGTAACCTAGGGGTAACTGCTGCAAAAATTGATCGTATGTATTCTAGAGTAGAAAGTTTACTTGAACAAAAGAAAATTAAAAAGTTTATAATGTTTACAAGCCTTGAGGGCTGGGGCGAACAAGCAGAATATATGCGTACAGGATTAAAGTGTGATCATTGGGAAAGAAATTTAAAAGAAGCACTTAATAGAGGTTTTAGGGTAAGTATAATGTGTACATTTAATGTTTTATGTGTTGCTACATATACAAACTTTTTGAACCAAATGATTAAGTGGCGTCAGGAGTTAGGAGAAGAAAAATTTGAAAGATTGCAGTTTGATGTTCCGTATTTGAAAGAACCTCCTCACTGGATGCTTAATATATTACCAAGAGATTTTTTAATGCCACATATGGATAATAATTTAAAATTTATTGAGGATAACAAGGAATGGTTCACAGATATAGAATATGAGAAAATGAAACGTGTAAGAGATTATGCAGATCAAAATCCGGTAGACGAAAATAAAATAAAACAAGGACAGCGAGACTTTTATAGTTTTTTTGCAGAAAATGATAAAAGACTAAACACAAATTTGTTAGAAACATTTCCTATGTACAAAGATTTTTATAACAAATGTAAAGAGGTATACGAAAACTATGAAAGATAAACTCGATACTTGGTGTGTGAATGCCAATCACGCACTGTCCGGAAACAACAACGGTTCAACAAAGATATGCTGTATGCATACAGATTATGAAAAAGATATGCAATTAGGCGTTGAAACAATAGACCAATGCTTCAATAAAGAAGAAATTAGAAATATAAGACAAAGTCTAAACAACGGTGTAAGACATAAAGCTTGCCGTTTGTGCTGGGAAGAAGAAGATGCAGGACGTTATTCTAAACGACTTAGAGATAATGAAAGATATCAGTGGTTGACCAGTCAAGGACAAATGGAGCCTTATGTAGGTCTAGCTAAAGTAGAATTAAATTTAGGAAATACGTGTAATCTAAGTTGTAGAACGTGCCAAGCAGCAATTAGTAGCGGCTGGTATAAAGAAGATTACGAATTGTTTCATAAAGATAAATTGTCTTTCAAAGAGTATGCAGATACGTTGAAAAAATATAACTTACGGTATGCTGATGATAGTCCATTTTGGTCAGACATAGAAAAACATTTGCCAACAATAAAACAATTTGATTTCTATGGCGGCGAACCGTTTATGATCAAAAAACAATGGAATCTTTTACGTAAAGCAGTTGAACTAGGATATTCTAAAGATATCGAATTACATTATAACACAAATGGCACTCATTGGCCGAAAGACATTGAATTATGGAAACATTTTAAAAATGTAAATTTAAGTTTTAGTATTGACGGCATAGGTGAACAATTTGAATATATGAGATATCCTGCAAAATGGGATGACGCAAAACAAAATATGGAAAATTCTATATTATGTAACCAAGAAAATCAAAATATGAATCTTAGTTGGTGTGTGACTATTAGTAACATAAATGTGTTTGATTTACCGGCAACGTTAGAACATTGGCATCAAAATTATTCGCATTTTGGATTGTATTTAAATTTAGTCCACGGTCCAGAGATATTTAATATCTCCAATATGCCTGATAGATATAAAGAAGAAGCTGTAAAAATATTAGAATCTGTGCCTCAGGAAAATGAGAAGGCCTGGACTTATCTACACGGTATTATAAACTTTATAAAAAATGGAACTGCTAGAGACGATCTTTGGCCACAGTTTTTATCTTCATTAAAATTACACGATGATTATAGAAAACAAAGATTTCAAAATACTTGGCCGACTCTTGCAAAATTGGTAGAAGCAAATGAGTAGTTTTTGGAACTTTGATGAATTAGATCAATTACACATTGAATTAACAAATGGATGCAATGCAGCGTGTCCTATGTGTGTGCGCTTTATGAATAGTAGCCCGTTGACAAGGCCTGATTTGAAAGTACAGCATATTACTTTAGAAAAATTTAAAAAATGGGTTAATCCTGAAGTATTGTCTAAAATAAGATTAATTCTTTTTTGTGGTGTACACGGAGATCCTTGTGCTTCTAGAGATTTTTATGAGATATGTAAGTATATTGACGAAACAAATCCTAATACAAGAGTAGATGTAAACACAAATGGGGGAATGCGAACTCCTGATTGGTGGAGCAAAGTAGGAAAACTTTTTCATAAAAAACTTAAAAGAGGTTGGAATATTACATTTAGTATAGATGGTTTAGAAGATACAAATCATATATACAGAAGAAATGTTAACTGGAATAAGTTAATGGAAAATGTAAAGGCGTTTATAAGTGAAGGCGGACAAGCAGAATGGGATTATCTTGTTTTTGAACATAATGAATGGCAAATAGAAGAAGCAAAAGAACTTTCAAAACAATTAGGGTTTCGTGCATTTATTCCTAAAAAAGCTTTAGGTGTTGATAATGGTACAAGTTTAAAAGCGATGGGTGCATTAAACAAAGAAGGTAAATTAGACTACTGGATACACGCACCTACACAAAAAGAATATAGAAACTTAGAAAATCCAGCAGGTGAAGAAGAGTACATTTCTTGGGAATTTGATGTAGAGTACTATAGAGAATTAAAAAAAGGAAAATCAAAAAAACAATACTGGTTAGATAGTGTAGATAAAGTATATGAAAATCGAATCCCTCTTGAAGATTTAAGCGAACACGACAATTGTAACATTTATTGTAAAAGTCAGAATAGACGTAATGATCAAAAAATGTATAAAGAAGTTTTTATAGACTGTTCGGGAATTGTTATGCCTTGTTGTTATATGGCTACTCATTTAAATAGCACATATTCTAGCACAGAAACATTACAACTTCATAATCATATGAACAAATACGGCTGGGAACACTTTGATTTACATAAACACTCTTTAAAAGAAATTTTAAATCAAAAACATTTAGACACTGTATTTGCCGATACTTGGGAAAAGCCTACAGTGTTAGCAGGTAAGACTTTATATTGTGCAATGACCTGTGGTAGAGTTAGTCATATAGATAAAATTTTTACTCACAAAGATGTTGCAAATAAAAAGTTTACAAAGAAGCTAGATGAAATAAAAGCGTGGCACGAAAAAAACAATTAATATGTATGATATAGTTTATGTCGGAGATAAAAACAACATTTGGAAAAAACTTAAAAGCAAATATGTTACAGCTAAAATTGCAAGTAACTTCGAAGAAGCAAAATCTAAAGTTTTTACAAAGATGTTTTGGGTGGTATGGGATGATATAAATCCTTCAGATTCATTCCTGTTTGACTACCAACCAGCTGAATGGGATAAAGATTATATTCACGTATTTAAAAATGGTAATACATACGACGGTATATGCCTTTTTCCTAAGGATGTAGATGTAGAAGATGCTGAATTAAGAGACTTTGATGATAAAAAAGAAATAGACATACAAGCATCTACACCTATTCAGTATGAAAAATTTGATATACATAATTATAATGATTATATAGAAGCGTGTAAAAACTGTACAACAAAAATGTTTTGGTACATTCCGGATGACGTAGTCGATAATTATGACTTTTCTTATTATATTCCTGCTTATGATGAATTTCATTTAAATATTCCTCACGTTTTTTTGAATGACGTACACTATGACGGTATTTGTTTATTTCCAAAAAACTTTATTGTAACCGAAGAAGAATTTTCTACTAGAATTTTTCAAAATAAAAAAGAAGTAGATATTAAAGCCAGTACTCCTAAACCTTTTGATACGTTTGAAATAGAAACTTATGAAGATTATTGTAATGCTTTAGAAAACACTTCGACTGAGTTGTTTTGGATGAGTAGTCCAAACATAAATGTTGACAAAGAATTTACAAATAATTTTTATATAAGTCATTTTGAAATAATAGACAGAAAACAAAATCACAGTTTTTTACAAGAAGTTGAAGGAAACAATAGATTAGGATTATATTTGTGTAGTAAATACGCCCCTGTAACAAAAAAAGAAATTGAATATAGGCACTTTGTAAACAGAAAAGAATGGGATATTACTGCCTGTTTTCCTAAAAGGTATGACATTTATTACGTAGACACATATGAAGAATACAAAAAAGTTTTAGAAAAATCTACAACTGAAATGTTTTGGATTATACCTTCACACGTTGATGTAGCAAAAGATTTCAATTTTGATATGTATTTTACTCACGATAACAAATATGATAGAGAAAGAAATCATATTTTTAAAAATGGTAATTATTTTGATGGTATAATTTTGTGCAGCAAACAATGTGAAATAAGTCAAAAAGAATGGGACTACGGATTTGTTGTTAATAAAAAAGAAGTAGATATCAAAGCTAGTAATCCTAAGCCATATGATATTGTTTTTATAAGTTATCAAGAACCTAATGCAGATAAAAATTATCAAGCATTACTAGATAGATTTCCAAGGGCAAAACGTGTAGATGGTATAAAGGGAATACACCAAGCACATATCGAAGCAGCAAAGATTTGCAATACACTGATGATTTGGATTGTAGACGGTGATGCACACATAGATGATACTTTTCAGTTTGATTATCAAGTTCCATTATGGCAAAAAGATAATGTTTTTGTTTGGAGATCTAAAAATCCTATAAACGATCTTGTTTATGGATATGGTGGCGTAAAATTATTTCCGAGAAAAGAAACTTTAAATATGGACACTAGTAAACCTGATATGACTACAAGTATAAGTGGTAAGTTTAATGCAATAGAAGAAATATCAAATGTTACTGTATTCAATACAGGCGAATTCGAAACCTGGAAAAGTGCTTTTAGAGAGTGTGCTAAACTTAGTAGTAAAATAATTGATAGGCAGAAAAATGAAGAAACAGAACAAAGACTTGAAACGTGGTGTACAGTTGGAGAAGACAGGCCTTACGGTTCCTATGCTCTTGCCGGTGCTAGGGCTGGCCGCGAGTTTGGCCTTTCTAATCGCGATGATCTTAAGTTAATTAATGATTTTGATTGGCTAAAAGAAAAATTTGACGGAGAATATAATGAAAGTTGATATAGAAGACGTTTTATTTTGGATGGACGCTATTCGTAATAGTGATGATAGGTACCGGACTCTTGAAAGTTTTTGGAAAGGTCAAGTGCGTAGTAAACTTTGGTTAATTGAAAATTTATCAAATTTATTACCTCAACTTCATAGCGAAAAAACAATAGCAATATACGGAGGCTGGAATGGAGTTCTTGCTAGTTTGATATTCAATAGTGGTATCAACGTTAAAAAAATAACTAGTATTGATATTGATCCTACTTGTGAAGATACAGCTTGCACAATTAACAAAAGACAGGAAATTGAAGGTAGATTCAATGCAGTCACAGCAGATATGGCTGACTATACAATGCCAGCTGACATTGTAATAAACACAAGTTGCGAACATATTACGCAAGACCAATACAATCAATGGATAGGCAGTCAGCCTAATGATGCCCTTTTTGTTTTGCAAAGCAACAATTACTTTGACTTAGATGAACATATAAATTGTGTAAATGATACTAAACATTTTGAATTAACTTCTCAATTAAATAAATTAGTGTATACAGGAGATTTAGAGTTGCCTAAGTATACAAGATTTATGTTAATTGGATACAAATGATGGATTTTGAACAAAGTAAAATACTGCTTACAGAAATAAGTGAAACTTTTTGTATGGCTAAATGGTATAGAACCAATTTACGTTTATATAACGGTACATCATATAGTTGCCATCATTGTATACCTAGAAAAATCAATCTTGAAAAATTAAAAACAGATGCAACTGCACTTACTAATACAGACGAAATTCAACAATACAGACAAGAAATGTTAGACGGGAAACGCCCTCTGGAATGTTCTTACTGTTGGGCGAAAGAAGATGCAGATGTAATCAGTGATAGAATTATTAAAAGTAGAGACATAATAGACAAAATACAAGTGGATCCAAAATCTACTAGTCAATCATTACATTCATTTCCTAAAGTTCTTGATGTTGCTTGGGATAATACTTGCAATTTTAAATGTTCTTATTGTGGTCCTGAAAACAGTTCTATGTGGGTAGAAGAAATCGAACGCTTTGGTCAATATCCTACCGAGTATAAAAAGCGGCCATTAGAAAGTGTAAAAAAAGAAATTATACCAAAGCGAGAACACAATCCTTATATTGAAGCATTTTGGAAATGGTGGGATGAGGGTTTAGCTGAAAATCTTTTTAGACTTACAATTACTGGAGGAGAACCTTTATTAAGTAAAAATACATTTAAAGTTTTAGATAGAGTTGTAGAACAAAAATTAGATATGATGTTGAACATTAATACAAATTTATGTGTTCCTGATGATGTTTTTGATAATTTTATTTCTAAAATACAATCTGATAAATTAAAAACAATACAAATTTCTACTAGTATTGAGTCAACGGGCGCCAAAGCTGAATATTCAAGATACGGATTAGATTATAACAAGTGGCTATCTAATGTTCATACAATTTTAAAAATGCCAAAAGCACAACTGCATATTGGCTTAACAAATAACGCTTTATCTTATAGTGATTTTTACAATGTTTTAAACCTTGTAATAAAACTAAAGCAAGAGTATGGTAGAGATAGAATGTTTGTTTCTAGTAATGAGGCTCAATATCCTTATTATTTAGATTTAAGAATATTACCAGACAAACTTAAAAAACGTGTCAATAAAAGTGTAAAATTATTGTTAGAAAAAAATCGACATTTATTTAGAGAAAATGAAATAACAAAAATAGAACGTACCATACAGTACAGTATGTCTGAAGTAAATAATAAATCAGGTCGTATAAAAGATTTCAGAGTGTTTGTAAAAGAATATGATAAAAGAAGAGCATTAGATAGTAATGTTACATTTCCCGAATTACGGAAATTTATAAAATGAAAAAATTACCTTGGTGTATAGACCCATTTATTAACTTTGCCCATACAGCAGATGGTTACTACCGTCCGTGTTGTATTGGTACAGTTGATAGAGGTAATGGAAGTAATGTATCGAATATGTCTCCGATAGAATATTTTACTGGAGATGAAATGAATAATTTGCGTAGCGAAATGCTTTCTAGAAATTTTTCAGAGCACACAAAATTTCTTTGCGCTCAATGTTTCAAAAATGATAAAGATGGTGTAAAGTCAAGAAGGGTAAAACAAAATGAAATATATTTTGGGTACGACGAAATACACCAATTAATTGAAAAATACCAAGATCCAAATTACAAAGCTAAAGTAGAAGATTTAAAATATGTAAATTTTAAAATATTAGGAAATTTATGTAATTTAAAATGTCTTATGTGCGGACCTAGTGCGAGCAGTAAGATTGCAGCTGAATGGAAAAAACACGATATTGCAGGACACGGTAACTTAAAAAATGTAGAGCTTCTTCCGTACAATGATCTAACAAAAAAGACTTATATGTCTGACTTTAATAAAATTTTAGAAAATATTAATAGATTTTCTTTAGTAGGCGGCGAAGCTTTTATAAATCCTAATTTTGACGAAATGTGGGACATATTGAGTAACAATAAAAATGCAAAGAATATGGATTTATTAATAATTACAAATGGCACATTGTTGCCTCAAAAGGTATTAGACAATGCAGGTAATTTTAAGAAACTAATATTACTGTTTAGTATAGACGGAGTGTACAAAAGGGGAAGCTTTGTACGTAGCGGATTAGACTGGAATAAATTTGATTCTAATGTAAAACGTGCTTTGAATAGTGATGCTGAATGTTGCTTCACTGTTGCAACTAGTATACTTAATATAGGTTATTTAGATGATATTTACGATTATTTAAAAACATTAAATGTAGCAGATGCAGATATACAATGGGATTCTGTAGTTACGTATCCGCCGTATTTACGAGCATCTAACTTACCTAAACACATTAAGAAACAGTATTTTGAAAAGTTGCATAATCATCCAGCATTTACACAAAACAACGATAAGTTCAATTCTGCATTAGACATTCTTCAGTCTACAAATGAGGATCATCAAAGTTTTTTAGATGGTATAAAATTTTTGAAAAAGATTGACAGTATTAGAAAAACAAATACACTTAAATTCTTTCCTGAATTTGCTGAATACTATGAAAAGTTAAATACATAATGCTAGAATATTTTTATTACTTTTTAATTAGTTTCATATGGTGGCAATTTTTATCGGCTGCTATAGTTAGTGCAGGTTATCATAGATACTTTACACACAAATCTTTTGAATCTCCTGTATGGTATGAATACATAGTTTTGTTATTAGGACCTTTATCTGGCGCAGGACATTTATTAGGTTGGGCCGGAGTACACAGAATGCATCACGCATATTCAGATACTGAAATGGATCCACATAGTCCTAAGTATAAAGGTTTTTGGAAAGTATTTACTTCTACGTTTAAAGTACAAACTATCCCAAGACGTTTTATCAAAGATTTGATACGTAATAAAAGAGTAATGTTTTTTTACAAATATCATTTAACAATTAGATTCGGATTCTTGTTGTTTGGTATTGTAGTCTTACCAGTAGAATGGTTCATTGTATTTTTTATAAGTCCATATTTCTTTGGTCATTTAGGCTTTGGACTTATAAATGCATTGTGTCACAAAGATGGGTTGGTTAGAAATAGTTGGTTAGCTGCTTTATTTACAGGCGGAGAAGGATGGCACGAAAATCATCACATAGATAGTAAAGATTGGCAAATAGGAAAAACAACCTGGCAAATAGATCCCGGCGCCTGGTTTATTAGGTTGATAAAGGTAAATTAATGAAAATACTCCTAGTGCAACAGCCGCATCTACACCCTGGTAGCATATATCTACCGTTGCAGTGGGGATTGTTCAAGACATATATGGAAGTAAATTACGAACATTCATTAGATGTAGAATGGTTAGATCCTCTTTTTATGATGGATCAAGAAGTTGTTGAATGCGATATTTTACTTTTAAGTTGTTATGTATGGAATTTTGAAAAAAATATAGAACACGCTAGAAGAGCAAAAGAATTAAATCCTAATTGTATAGTTGTTGCAGGCGGCCCTGAAGTACCGTATAAAAGGCAAGACGTGTTTGACTTATATCCAAATATAGATATAATTGCACTTAATGAAGGAGAACATTTAGTTTCTGAGCTAGTTTATAGAATACAAAACAATCTAAGTATAGACTTCCCCGGCATAATTACAAAAGAAACAATAAATTTTCCACCAAAGTTTGGACCAAAATTAGATTTATCTAAATGTATTAATCCTTATATACATTGTTTTGATGATATGAAAAGATTTGTTAAACAAGCACACGATAACGGAAAGCGAGTCATTTGCAGTTTAGAAACCAATAGAGGTTGCCCATATCAATGTTCATTTTGTGATTGGGGCAGTGATACTAACAGTAAAATTCGTATGTGGAATGAAGATATGATGTTAGATGCTTTAGATCACATAGTTCGTTTACAACCAAACTTAGTTTTTATTAATGATGCAAATTATGGCTCATTTGAAAGAGATTTAAGATATATTAAAAAACTTGCAAAAGGAAAGAGGGAAACAGGCTTTCCTCAAATTGTAACATTTCAGAGTGCAAAAAATAATAAAAAATACGTAAATCAATGTTATAAGGTTTTGTATGATAATGGTATGGTAATGGCAGCAGATATGAGTTTTCAGCATACTGATTCTGAAGTATTAGATAATATTGCTAGGAGTAATATTAGCAACGATAAATTAATTCTCGAAATGGAAGAAAGTTTTAATCTAGGCATTCCTATGACCGGAACATTGATATGCGGCAATCCTGGAGATACTGTTGAAAAATGGAGGAAAGCCTGGAGTGATCTATTAGTATTAGGATTCCACGATGTAGTAAAAGTATATGATTTTCACTTAATTGAAAATAGTCCTGCAAATGAAAAAGAATATAAAGATAAATTTGCTATTCAAACATTGCGCAAAAGGCAAGCAGAACAAGTAAAAGATAGAAACTTATATGATGCTGATATTGTTGTGTCTACGTACTCTTTTAATTTAGAAGATTATATAAAAATGCAATCCTTTACAGCTTTATTGCAAGGAGTACACAATCTAAATATTGTAAGATTTATTGCATTAGCACTGTATCACAATAAAAATGTTTTATACAAAGATTTTTATACTGACTTTTTAAACTTTAAATCTATAAGTGCAATAGTGAATGATTTAGAAATACAAATACAGGATTACATAAACACAGACTTAGGAATAAAATTTGCTGAATACAATGGTGAAAAATGCTTGTATGAAGAATTTATATATTTGTCGTGTTTAGATAACATAGATGGAATTTATGCTGAATGTAAGGAATACCTTTCACAATTTTTTGATAGCGACTTAAGAGATGATATCATAAAATTTAATTATAATATGATTACAGGTCTACACGCTAAAAAACAATTTAATTTAACTTACGATCTTCCTACATACTATAAAAAGTTAATAACATTACCACCTAACGTGCAATGCACAGATAGCATACCTGTCAAAATACTCAACCTTGACATATCAGACCGTCGAATAGGAGTAAATAAAGCTATAGACTTCGATACTATACAAACTACTGATGGTATTAAAAGGACAATATTGAAGAATAGTAATTTTAGACACAGAACAAGTTATTTCCCTTCAGTGTTTTTTGGATAACAGATATGAGTAAATGGAAAAATAGAAAAGAACTGCCTGATTTAATCAAATTAGATTTACAATTCGACATTGACCAACTTCGTAAAGCAGTCAAAGAAGTTGAAGGTAAAGATTGGAATGCTTGTATAAACGGAGAGTTAGAACCGTTGAGGCAGAAATGGGGTAAAAGATTAAGTAAGGTTGCCTATAATAAAACAAACGAAGAAATTGATGCTGATGGTAAACAGCATACTGAGATAGGATACCAACAATTGTCGCTAACTCATTTTAATCCAAATTACGAAATTAGAGAAAATAGAAATAGCGGTTCTATTTGGGATAAACAATTTTTAGGAGGATCTAAAGAATTAGATCAACGTGCATATAATATACTACACGACGATATACCAGAATATTTGAAAGAAGTTTGTTCTACATTAGGACCTAACTTGACTAGGGTAGGTCTTGCCAAACTACTACCAGGCGAAGAAATCAAACCTCATAGAGATTTTGATCCAACTTTTAGCACTCGTTTTCATATAGCAATTGAAACAAATGAAAAAGCAATATTTAATGGCGTACATATTCCTGCAGACGGATATGTCTGGTTTGCAAATACAGGTTTAAATCATTGGGTAAAAAATGAAGGCGATACACCTAGAACACATTTAATATTTAATATGGATGGACAAGAGTTATTAGATGCTTATTGGAAAAGATGATCCTAGAATAATTGATTTTTTAGAGTATATGAGAGCTGTTGATAAAAATAGATCTCACGATAAGTCTTGGTATAGTGATCCTACTATAGATAGGTATGTAGTATGGTCTATAATAGCACTAGAAGGTCGTACAGTAGCTTGTAGTGCTGTACAGCAGTACACACACGCAAATGTAGCTCGTATACTTACTAGATTCGCTATAGACCCAAAGTATAGGACAACGGGCTTACAACAGCCCACAATAGACGGCAAGACTTTTGCATTTCATATGGTAGAAGAGCAATTAGAATTTTGTAAAACAGCGGGATTTGATCACGCATTTTTTAGTACCGAGCATAATAGAAAAGGTGTAGTCGAAAGGCATTCTAGAATTGCAAAAAGCCTAGGTTTAAATTGCGAAGTATTACCTGACAAATACAATACCTGTGTTTTGATAAACAATAATGAGATTAATACTGAAGATATTTGTTGGCAAAATATAGGATTGTATCCTTTGAGTAGAAAGGAGTTTCCGCTTGCAAAGTTATTATCAACTTCCTGATTTTTTAAGTGATACCGAAAAAGAACATTTTTTATCCTTAATTGATAGTCCAGATTTTATAACTCACAAATCAACTAACACAGGAATAGCTAGTCCTCTTAACTTCTTACCAGTAGAGTTTAGGGGTATAGATAGAGTACTTCTAATGAAAATGTATCCTGATGCTGTACAAGATTGGCATACAGACGGCATTGGCCTACGTAGGCATAGTGTAATAATACATCCTTTAACAGATAATTATGCTTGTGCGCAGACTAGCGACGGTGAAATCACTGGCACTGCAATTTTAAACACACAGGCAAAACACGCAGTATTCAATAACAGTGCTGTAAGAATGAATTTACAAATACCAATAGACGAAAGCTTTGAAAATTTAATGCAAAATAAAGATAGCGATCATTGGAAAATGATAGAAAGTTTATACAATGTCAACTAAACCAGCAGACCATCCGATATGGGCAAAGTATAATTCTACTCGTAAATTAAATACAGAATTGTATTGGAAATTGCACACAGACTTTTTAGTACCTACAATTTTCAAAATTGATGTAGAAGAGTTTGAAGCAGATATGTGGCAGGAAAAAAATAAATTTTTACCTTGGGGCACTAATAGGCCTGAACTTAATGAAATACGACAAGGAATGCCTCTAGTAAATTATGACGGAAAATTATCTAATAACGATATTAGTATTGGACCTTTAGATCATTATAACAAAGACAATCCAGACAACTGTTTATTAGAATGCGATTTTGTAGAACCAACTGCACTATTAGATTTACCTTGTTTTGATACAATAGAAAGAATTAAATCTTATATGTGTCGCAGTAGTGTATTATATTGGAAAGAAGGTGCAAACTTTTTACCACATTTTGATGTGATACTGCCTACAGTAAATTTAAGATTGTGGGGAACGAATGATCCTGATAACGTAAGTTTGCGCTATAAAAAAGATAACGATATGATACGTTGTGAAAATGTAGAAGCAGGTAGACTATATTTAATAGAAACTAGCACTGTACACGATGCAGCCTGCGTAAAAAACGAAGTTTACCAATTCTTTTTTGGTCTTAACATTGATTCATATTCTTTACTAAAGGAGTGCGTTGATGTTTAAAGAAATATATTTAGATATAAATTATAAAGAATTAGTTGATTATATATTAGATATTGCAGATAAAAAGTTTCCTAATAAAGATAAAGATGCACATCAATTAGCATTACAGTGCAGGAAAGAAACAACAGATATTGAGGAACAGTTAGTTGAGTCTACTAAAAGTTTTAATTATGATTGGGATGCCTTTGATCCAAATACAATGACAAAGCCTCCAATCAAACCTATTGACCAATGGCTTAAACAAGAAGATTTTAATTTGACACCTGACTATTTTAAGGGTACACCAATAGAAACACTTAATGAATATCTAGTTTCTAACTACAATGTGTGCCGTGGCCGTATAATGAATATGCGACACAAATCATCGTTGTCCTGGCACTACGATGATTCTCCAAGACTGCACATTCCTATAAAAATTAATCCTGGGTCTTTTATGGTAGTTGAAGATGAATTATGTAAGTTTGAAATAGGAAAGGCCTATCTAATTGACACAACTAAAATGCATACAGCAGTTAATGCTTCTTTTGAATTCAGAATACACTTAGTCTACTGTGTTAATGATTTTATTGTCCGTACAAAAGCGCCACATTAATCTTTCACCTTTTACTTCTGTACGGTTATGTAATCCATACCACTGATCGTTAAAAATAAAATCGCCTGGCTTCCACGTATGTTTATAAACGTATTTGTCTTGGAATGCGTGATCATACAAGTAGTTCCATAACCATTCGCTATCAAAGTCGGGATATTCTGTACTGCGCCATTCTACTATTACACTAGGTATAAAATAAAGAGCCTTTTTTCCGTGCCAAGGATGATTGCACACTAGTGGCTTCCATACACCTTCTGTTTCTGTAGTATATGTAGTATTACCCTGACTGTTAACATTTGAGCCATTAAATATTTCATATTCAGGATCGTCTGGAGTTAATTTGTACCCACCGTCGTTTTTTCCTACAGAAGGAACTTCGCCTGCAAATGCTTTCATACTATGTCTAACTTCTATAGTATCGATAATTTTTTTAATATCTTCTGGAATATCTTCATATGCTTTGCGCATATTACAAAAGCCTGTAATACCGTAATTTGTATCTCCAGGATTAACACAATAAAGCATAAGAGTGATTTGTTTTACATCTTTTCTTAGTGTGCCATTACTATGCCAACAAAGTTCTAAATCAGCAAACAAGCCTATTTTATTTCCTTCGTCGTCTCTTGCATTAGTAACTCTTGTAATTTCTACAGCATCAGGATCAGTAAAGTATAATCCTTCTGGACGTATATATGTCTTACCTATACGATTTACAACTTCTCTAAGTTTTTCTTTATCGTCTGGAATATCTCTTAATAGAATTAAATGATGTTCGGGTATTGCTTTTACAAAGTCTTTAAGTTCTTTATCAGACGCATTTAACAAATCAAACTTTGCTTCAATACCTCCTGCGTTATCTATATCTCTAATTTTTTCCATTAAAAAACTCCTTACGCAGTATTTACGCAAGGAGTTTAATTTTTTTACAAGTTTTGATAATTAGTACATATCAGTCCAAGTTGTTCCATTGTATCCTTGATGCTTGTTAACATCAGTTACATATACCATCATACCTGCAACGGGAGTTGGTATTGCTGCATCTCGTGCAGCAGCATCTGCATATACACCTGGCATAATTGCTCCTTGCACATCTAATGTTGCTGACGGTGTGGTCGTTCCTAAACCAAATTTTCCGTCTTGGGTAATTGCAAGTTTATTGGCAACAGGTAACCCACCAGCGCCATCGCCTGCTGTGAAAACAAATCCTGTATCTGCAACACCGAATGTTCCACTTGTTCTTGTACCGTTTGTATCTATTGTTTTAAAAACTAAAACACCGTGAGTATCACCATCATAAAGGTTCACAGAAGGTTGATTATTAGTAAGTGTAAGCGTAGGTATTCCTGCTTTATCTAATGTTATATCATTTGATGTTACTAGATCAGCTGTTACATCGCCTACTACATCAGCTGTTACTATTCTATTTACACCGTCAACTAGTAGTGTTGAATCATCTGCAAATACTGAACCAGTCATATCACCAACTTGATAACCAGTATGTATACCTAATGTATTACCAGTAAGGTCGCCAGTTACATCGCCAGTGATAGTTCCTGTAACATTAACTTCGTCTGCGTTTACTCTGATAGCGTTTATATCTTGGGTTGCTGTGTTAACTATTATAGTTGAATCATCTGCTACAATACCTATTCTATAATATGAGCCTTCGACAACACCGCCGCCACCGCCTCCGCCTACAAGCAAATTATCGACATCGGTAAGTTCGTTTACATCAGATGGTATATTCAATGGAGAAGGCGACCAAACTGTTGTTGCACTATCCCACGTGAGTATATCGCCATTGTTAGGAGTATTAAGTGGTTGACTAGTGTCTACGTCTAGCAAGTCGTCAATACTAGAAGCGTTTAACGTAGTAAGTCCAGTATCAACAGCAATACCACCGGCAGTAGCGCCATCGCCTACATATAATCTCTTTGTATCTGTTGTATAAAGTAGTTCACCTTCTGCAGGCAATAAGCCGTTTACACCGTCTAATTGCAGTCTTTCTGCATCAGTACCTCTTCTTAATCGCAACGCCATTTATATACTCCTGGAATATCTTATTACTAGTATTTATACAATTTTTCAATATTCCGATAATCTACTTTCTTTTTTTCATAAAGTTTTTGGTCCTAGAAGACACATCCTTAACCAATTTTGAGGTGTTAAGTCTAAAGTCTACGTGGTCGATTTCTTCGTCGTACTGTGCTAAAAAAGTTTCTAAGCTACTTTCTATAGAATCAAGTGTCTGTTTGGATGCAACTTTTTGCTTATCCATTTCTATTTCCCATATTTTTCCATCTAGGAAATATACTCTCATACTGTGTATGTATTCTATAGGAACTGCCTTGATTTCAATATCTTTAAAAACTTCCGGCCAGTGTTTTACGACTTCTGGAGGAAGTTTGTTCTTAGGCACTTTCTTCGGTCTTCGCTTTGGCTTTCTTTTTTGTAGGCACTAGCTCTTCTGCCTGTTCGCGAAGTCTTTTTGCTTCTTTGAACATAGCATCAGCTTGTGACCTATATTGAGCTGCTAGATCTGCATCAGACAAAACGCCATCGTTAGATGATGTAACTCCGGCTGCAACTTGATCAACAGTAAGTTCACTATTGTCTTTTGCTGGTACAGTTACTCCTCCTGGACCTTTTTGTGCAAGATCTGCAACACTGACACCTCTTTGAGCTGCGATTGCTTCGTTAATCTCGCTCAATTTAATTGCAGTCTGTGTATTAGGAGTCATCTCTACTTCTGTTGTGGGTACTTTTGCCATTTTTCCTGTAGTATGGAATGCGGCTAGCATATTTTTACCATCTGGTAAACGTGTACGCATCATTGCTTCGGCAAGATCCATAGACTCTTGTCCTGCTGGAGATTCAACTAGTTTCATTAGCGAATCGTGTTCATCTGCAGATAAATTTTCTGTAGTAACAACAACTGCACTATCGGGCTCACCCGGTACAACGTTGTATGCAACAACTACTTTCCTTTTATTCTTTGCCATTCGGCCTACGTGTTTTAACATTTTATGCTCCTTGTGCAGGTTGCTGTTTAGCTACTGCTTCTAAAAAAGTTTCTAATTTGTTATATGCTTGGCCAACAGTTACCATTTCATTAGGTTTAAATGCACCACGCTGGCTTGCAACATCAATAATGCTTTTAAGTGCATTAAGGTCTTGTACAGTAAGATCTGGTCCTGACGCTTCTTGCGGCGCCGGCTGCGGTGCTGGTTGTGCATCAGTTGGCATACCTTCTAATGCTGCTGTAGCATCAGCCTGCGAAACAGTCTTATCAGAAGTTTTTGTATCGCTCATATTTGTCTCCTTGTAATAGTATATATGCGCACTTTATTTATTTGTACTTCAAATGTGGACAAGCTAGAGTGAAATAACTCATTTCTTTTGGCTCTTCAAATCCAACTGTTAACACATTTGTAAGTTTATTTTTTGTATCTAAAGATACATTTTTTCCAACATAAAATCTATGTTTTAAATTTTTATCAACCCATTTTATAATTGACTGTTCTAGATTATAAGTCATAGGTATATTCATATACTCAAAGTGAGGCGGTGCAAATATACACTGCCTCACATCAAATACATTTAATGGATTAGGTTCTTTGTGTTTCACGCTGCCTCGTCATAGTGTGCTGTGATACCAAAAGGTGCCTGCAACCCCTTATCACGGTTGCTGTGAATAATAAAAATTGTATCACAATAACTTTCATCACCCCAGCTATCCCAGGCATATCCATCTGTGAACATAATAAACTTTTTAGGCTGAATGTCATTCTCTTTCATATATGTCCAATTAGCCATAAAGTCGGTGCCACCACCGCCCATAATTTCGTAGTCTAACAAGTCACGACCGTCATCTGCACTAAAGTCATCTTCGTTGTATACTTTAGTATCAAAGCACCATAATTTGATTTTATAATCTTTGTATTCTTCCATAATGCCTTTTATTTCGCTAAGGAAGTCTCTGCCTTGTGCATTGCCAATAGAACCTGACATATCAATACTAATGCAAAGATCAATAGTTTCGTCAAAGTTCATACCAGGTAGTACTGCACCTGTATGCCAGCCTTTACGATTAGGACGCATAAAAGTATAGTCACTTTTAATTGTTGATTGGATTTGCTGACGAAGTATCTGACGCCAGTTCATTTTAGGTTCTGTAAGATCTTTTATCATTCGAGCAACACCTGCAGGAACATTACCAGCACCTGCAGCCTGTGCGCTAGACAAAACATTCTCTTTTATTTCGTCTTTGATCTTTTTAATTTCTTCTTTAGAGTACTTTGGCTTCTTCTTACTTACACCATTACCGTTTTTATCTTGTTCTTCACCGTTGTCACTTGCGCCTTCACTGTCGTCTCCATCCATATCAAGATGTTCGTCTAGCATCTCGCCTAACTGTTTTACAAATTCGTCGCCGTTCTTTTTAGCTTGTTCGAACAACTCGTCATATACTTCTTCAGAAGTCCATTCTTCGTATTTAAAATCTTGGAAACAGTCTACAATCTTAGGTTTCTCTCCAATGCGATCGCGAACAAGAATATTATTTACAATGTAATCTGCTGCAATGTTGTACAACAGAGGTATTCTATCACCTCTACGTCCTAAATGATCGAATACACAGTGCAGAATCTCGTGTGCAATAACAAACTCGATTTCTTTATTTGTCATAGCATTAAAGAACTGTGTGTTGTAGTAGAGGTTACGTCCGTCTACGGCCGCAGTAGGCAACCAATCATCAGCAGCCAAAATGCGCAAACGAGTAGCCATATTACCAAAAAACGGATGCCGAAGTAGCAAACCTACTCTTGCAACAACAATGCGATCATAAACTTCTACACGCATTACGTCTAATTCTTCTTCAGTAATATTTGGATCGGGTTGCCAGTTTTTGAGTTTACTTGCAGTATCCTTAGCTGACATCTGCAATGTATTTTCTACGTGCGGTAAAAAGTCTAACATATTTCCCTCTACTTCTTTAGTTTCTATACATATAGTATAACAATATTTACGCTATTTGTCAACCAAAAAATAAAGAGTGGGCTCAAAAGAACCCACTCTTTTAACATTAATCAGCGGATTGTGCTGCCTTAATGTAGTGCCCGTAACGATCGTGAAACTCATCAAAGCATTCCACTTCGTCCGGATCAATAGGCAATTGATACTGTGTAAGAGCAAGTTTAATGCCCATCACAACTAGTTCTGTATCAAAGTTGTCCATTGCAAAGCGCAGGAAATTGTTGACTTTGTCATCAAACTTTTTATCATTTTTGTCTGATGCTTCTTTCAACTCATAGCAAAGTGATACAGTTAAGGAATACATAGCACTGATTTCTTTGTTCTGCAAATCCTTTACTTTACCTGCTAAGATATCAGTTGGATTAGGCATATCGGCAGCAACCTTGCGGTGAGCCATAAACTTGACAGCCAAACCTTCACCAACTGCACCACTAACCAAATCGGTAAGGGTGTTTTCGTCTAGATCGTCATCAAGCAGTTCGCTCACAAACGACCAAGAACGCGGTGTTGCAAAAGAACGACTAGGTGATTTAGGATCAAAGTCATACAAGTCTTTCTTTGCAAAAGTCAAGTAACCTACAACATCTTTGTGTTGATTGTTATCAACTGACCAAGCAAACCAGTCATCAAATGATACTGTAAGTTCTAAGTGGATAAAGCGGTTAGCCAACGGAGCAGGCATACGATATGTAACACCTTTGTCTGCTTCGCGGTTACCTGCCGCAACAATAATTACATTATCGGGCAACTTATATTGCCCTACACGACGATTAAGAATGAGCTGGTATGCTGCCGCTTGTACAGCCGGCGCTGCCGAGTTCATTTCGTCAAAGAATACAACGATATTGTCGTATTGTGCCGCAAAATCCTCGTCTGGCAATTCGCTAGGTGCGCCCCACACCATAGTGCCTGAATTGCTATCGAAGTATGGGATACCTTTAATATCTGTAGGTTCCCAAAGTGATAGTCGAATATCGATCAAATGTGAATTAGGCAAGCTGTCTGTAACCTGTGCTACAATGTCTGACTTACCAATACCTGGAGGTCCCCACAAAAAGATAGGACGCTTTTTTGACATTGCGTGTTTGATGCTTGCTTTAGCCCCATTTGGACTAACTGTGCGAGTTGCTGTATCCATAGTGTATTCCCTTGTGTTATCAGTGCTAATTTCTAACTATGTATATATAATAGCATCACTACAGAAAATGTCAACCATTATTTCAAAAAAGAAATACTGTAATATCAATAGGTTAGGATTTTTCTTGTCTTTTCATTGCTTTTACAAGCCCGTATTTACGTAAATCTCCTGAGAAAAGGCTAAGTTCGACTGCCTTTTTTTCGTTCGTTACAGTAATACTTCTTGTGCTAAGATAATAAGGACAATCAATGAATTGATCTAAAAAGATTATAACTTGTGTAGTAAGGGGCATATCCTTAGGGTAGGGTATATCATATGTTGCTAGATCTATTTGTTTAAGTATTTCATACCCTGTATCTGTAAGTCTAAGGCCGCCTTTGTCTTTATTACGTAAATTCGACCACCACAACGGCATATATTCTTTAAGAGTGGCTTCGTTTACACTTTTACCTAGTTCTTTAAGAAAGAGCTTAGTGTATGTCTCTTTCCAGTTCATTCTTCAACTTCTTCACCACTAGTAAGTTTATAAACACTAAAGTCGCTACACTTAAATAATTCATTAAGTTTTTTTGCAAGATTAAATGCGTGTCCTGGATTTGAGAAACTTGTTTTTTTATATTTAGGTCCAGGATAATTTGTAAGAGCATTTGAACTCTTTAAATTGAAGGGTTTGTTCTTATAGAAAACAGCCCAGATAGCCTCTGCCTCTAAAACTTGTTCGCTTTTATATGTTTTATTGTTTATATTTTCTAATAAAACATTTGGTTTTGGCCTACTCATATGCGTATCCTTCTATATTATATACGCATATATTTATCTCTTTTTTAGTTATCTACGTAGTTAAAAACCAGAACCTGCATCAAGATTTACCTCTATTACTTCGGTATTAGCATTAGCAGAGTCTTTGACAAGTTTTTCTAAATCGCCGTGTAATCTGCTTTCTACAATACCAATTGTAAATGCTAAATTTTTTGCTTGTTCGATTGATAATTTAACTTCTCTGGCTCTACTATTTTCTGCACTTTTTACCTGTTGAATAAACTGCTGAAATGGTATTGTATTAATTGGTTCTATTGACACGACTTAACTCCTGACGCATTTCTAATTCAGTTGTAAACGGTCCTTTTGTTTCGTATCGTTCACACGTAATAAGTTTAGGGCAAAAACTTTTCACCCATCCTTTATCAAATTTAATAATATAATAGCCAGCACAATAACTGCTTTTAGATTTTTCACTTTTTGTAAACAAAGGTAGTTTACGTTTTACATCAAACATTGTGTTGTACGGTAAAACACTAGTAGGAAATCCGTGTACATCGTATGTTTGTTGTGTTTGCTGTTCTTCTATATCTGTCCAAACAATATCGACACCAAATTTCTTCTTCATTTGTCTTTTATTGTCAAAGAAACAAGTTTCAAAAGAATTACTAAACATAAATCTATCATCGTTCCAAGATAGTGTACCGACCTTTTCGTTATCTTCTTCAACAATCCAAAATTTATCTTTTAAAACAGGCTTTGCTTTTAATGTCATACAGGATACCTCGCTTGTAATGGTTCGGAATATTGTGCTGCATTGTCTGCAATACGTTGCATATCCCATTTTGCACAGAATTTCATAAGGCGCATACCGACTTGTGATATGTTCTTAGGTTCTACTTCTGCAATAGTATTATTAATTATTTCTCTAATTTCTGCAGGTTGTGCTGTCAAATCACAAAGTGTTACATTGCGGTTGTAGTCGTCCAAAACACGGTGCTCAACACCATTATGATCAACCCAACGCTGTAGCATAAGATTATTCCAGTTATAACCTTTCGTAGATTTATCTTCAAATGCTTCAATCAGTCCTACCTTATTCTTTGTGCCTTTCTTACGTACACCTGGATATGCACTAAACACATTGTCGCTAGTATCGCCACGCATACACTTTTCAAACAACATAAATGCAGGATCAGGCGCAGGCTTAACCTTACCAGTTTTTTTGTCTACAACAGGGTTACCTTTATCATCAAAGTAACCTTCGTGTGTTATAGTGACGTTTTGTATACCATTATATTGTTTTACATTAGGTGCAATCAACTGTGCAAAGTCTCCGTCTGTACTAATAATAACGTGATTATCATTAGGATGTGCTTGTACCCAACCTGCAATCAAATCATCTGCTTCTAGTTGCGGATGTCGCATCATTGTACAGTTAGTCTTTGTACCAATAAAGTCTTTGAACTCGTCAAAGATTTCCCAAAACACAGTATCTTCTTCTGCTTGTGCAGGCGTCAGTGCATCACGTGCTTCTTGTCTGTTGCGCTTGTAAGGCTCATAAAAGTCCTTACGCCAACTGCGACCTTCTAAGCAAAATACAATATGATCTGCGTTAAAGTCGTTCCAAGCTTTTTTGATACTGTTAAGGGTAATGTGCATTGCCATACCTACTTTCGTATCGATATCGCCACGAACAACGTGACGAGCTCTAAAGAAAGTATTAGCAGTGTCTACTAGTACATAAGTTGCCATTTGTTATTGCCTATCTTATTAGTTACAGTATACATTATTACATAATTTAAGTAACTTGTCAACCATTAAGATACTTCACTTTTTCCTTTGTCGATAGGTACAACATTGATATATCCTGCACCTCTATCCGTACTATGGCCTTCAGCTTCTAACATATTGTAAACAATATCACGGAACCATCTGTCAACGATTTCTTCTTCTGGATCGTTATCAACACCATAACCTGCTTCAACAAGTTGTGCAATAAAATATTTGTTCCAGTCTAGTTCAAAGAATCCGTTGCGAACATTGTCTTCGTTTACTTTAACATCAAGCACATTCACCCAGGGTTCTTTGCGTCTTGTAGCATATTCTTTAGGATCTTTCTTTTTAAGAAGAGCCATTTCCTGCTCTTCTAGTTCTTTTTCTTTCTTTGTGATGCCTGTTATGTCTTTGATAAATTTTTTCATAACTGCCTCCTTAGTTTTTCATATTGTTCTTCTGTGTGAATACCACGCAGATATTTTTCATTCTCTTTAAGTCCCCCAGGCATTTCCGAATAAGCTAATGTGGAGTCTTGGAGTGAATCGCCATCCTCGTTCCATACACGCTTCTGCGACTTCTTTGACGTTGAGATTGTATTCTTCACTACGTCCGCCCAGCGGCATAAGATATACTGGACATTGTACCCCGGCACTTTTGTAAGCGTCCACAGCCCTGCCAACTTCATCAAAGTCGTCTTGACTAGCGACAACAAACTTGAGATAAATGTCACTACCGTCAACAGTGCTATACTCACGAGCGACAGCAGGCAGTATAGCAGTATCCCAAGGTTCTCCGCTAACACTAAGTTTTGGGGAACAAGACCACGTGACTGTAAATCTGTCTTGATCGTTGAGATAGTTAAAGAAATCGTCGTGTAACTGTTGTGTAGTATTTGTTTCAAATGTAACATTTTTTAAGTCCTTCATCCGCGGATGTTCAAATAGGTCAATGTATAACTTTTGCCACGCTAACAAAGGCTCGCCACCTGTCATAATCAAATGAATGTCTTGACCATTGTCCATTGTCCACTTACCTTCCGGAGTAAGTGAAAGCAGATGTTCGACTACTTCGTCTACATCTGCAAGTTTGTTAAAGTGTTTAAACTCTGGATAGATACTTGCATACGTGTCACACCCTGTGTGAATAATAGGCAAGTCTTCAAATTTTTCTGTTGTCTTATGCACATCTTTAGCAATTAGTTCTGCAACTTCTGCATTATAACGATTGCCTTCGGCGTGTTGTTCCCAACGATCTTTTTTAATGTCTGTACCAAAGTTCATACAACGAAAGTTACAACCAAATGTGCGAAGGAATACACTAGGTACTCCTACAAACTTGCCTTCGCCCTGCACACTATAAAATGCTTCTGAATAACGTAATTTCATATTACTACTCTTTCTGTTAACTGCTTCATAAGAAGGATAACCTTTTTCAAATACTGGTGATTCCATTAGCAGCTAAACTCTTGCTGTAATTTAATGTTGTCAAAGAACTCTTTCTTTGTACCAGAGTCACTGTAAAAAGAACCTTTTAATACAGTAGTTTGTGTTAGAGAACTATGTGCCATAATGCCACGGTTTTCACAGCAACCGTGTGTTGCTTGAATGTATACCCCTAAGTGCTCAGCACCAGTTGCTTTAGCAATCTCACGTGCAATATCATTAGCAAGTTCTTCTTGCAGTGTTCCGCGTCTTGCACACCACTGTGCTATACGTGTGTATTTAGATAAGCCAATTAATTTGTCTGCGGCAATAATACCAATGTATGCAACACCTGCTACTGGCTGGTGATGATGCGAACACATACTTTTAAGTTCAGAACGCACTACAAGCATACCTTCGTAACGTTCATCTGAGTCGTTTGGAAATGCTGTTGCATCTGGTGCAGGATCGTAACGTCCTGCCATAATCTCATTAAAGTACATTTTAGCAAGACGTTTTGCTGTGCCTTTAGAGTTAGGATCGTT